ATTGATCTTGGGGTCGCGTCTCATGCAGGTGACGGTGCCCAGCTTCGCGGTCGCATTTCTTGCGGTGGCGGCGATATGACTGGTACTACTGCACTCGTAATAAAGACGGGAACCACATCCGCTGGCGCAACTGGAACAACTATTGCGACGTTGCCGATGACTCACACACAGGCAAATGCTGGATTTAATTTCAATATCCCGATGGACAATCTGTTGCAGTGGGTTACGATCTCGCTTACCGGAGTAACTGCCGGTACGCTTATAACAGCGGGTCTTTCTCTGGACGTTCAGTCGAGTCTGTAATAGCGAATAGCGTTAGATAAATCAGAAACCCTAACTAGCCAACTAGTTGGGGTTTTTAGGAGGAATTGGTATGAAATGTGTATGCGCGGAAGACTGTTTCTTGAAACACGAAACGTCAAGACCTATCCATTATCTTCGCGGTGATGTGAAGGAGTTTGAGGAATGCCCCCAGCATTTTATAGCGGCGGCTGGTGCTGTTGTAAAAGAAAAAACCAAAAGTCGTATGGTAAAGGCCGCCGTAGATGCTGGACAAGTGGATAACGCCGGGATTTTCGACTTTGCCTCGGCAACTGAAGAAGTCCTCATGGCCGCTGATTACTCTCTTGAGGATCTGAAAGCTTTTGGCACAATCAACTATGCCGCGAAATTCGGAGACGACGACGACAAGACCAAGATCGTCGCTAAGTTTGTTGATGCCCGGTATCGTAATTATGTTACGAATCAAGGACTTCATGCTTCCGGGGTAACGCTTAATAAATCATAATCGTAGGTAATTCGACATGCCGACACCAGTTGAAATATGCAACATCGCGTTAATTATGATAGGGGCAGATGAGATAAGGGACTTTGACAAGTCTACTAAAAGACATCGGGCTTGTGAGACGATGTATAACCATCTATTGCCGACTCTTCTAATAACGCATGACTGGTCCTTCGCAAGGGAAGTCGAGCCGTTGCGTCTTCTTGCTGATGGTATTCCGAATGAATATGGAACCCCCTATGAGATTCCTGTTGAATGCCTACGGCCAATAGATGTTCTTCCTATTGGTCACGGCCAGAAATGGGAGGTAATAGGGGGCTACATATACACAAATACCTCTTCACCAAGTTTGAAGTACACAAAAAAGATAACGAACTATTCAAAGTTCAGTACCCCGTTTGTTAACGCTTTGGCTTTTGCCATAGCTGCCGCCATAGCGCCATCCATAAAACAAAATGAAAAATTCGAAAAAGGTATCGAAACAAAAGCAGCGATTGCACTTGCTGAAGCGCAAGAGGCTGATGCTCAGATAGGCAATGAGCATAGACATCCAGACACTGATCCGGACAATGACACTTTTGTAAACCCTGACGGAACTGACGCTTTAGGGTTGTTGGAGCCAAACAATGGGAACTCATAGGCTGAAAAGAAACTTCACAGGGGGAGAGCTTTCTGATATATTGCTTGGTCAGATTGAAAACGACCGATATAAATACGGCTGCCGAAGACTTAAAAACATGATAGTTCGCCCTCAAGGTCCAGTATCAAGGAGAGAGGGCTTTCAATTTATATACGATCTGACATCCCTTATCGGTACTTATGGGATGGCCGTAAAGCCACGTATAATACCGTTCGAGTATGACAAAGATAATGCGTATAGCCTTGTGTTCTTTTACAGCACAAATACAAGCGTAACGACAACAAGGGTTGTATTTGCTACAGGGACCGGACTCGTCGAAGATCCGACATCCCCTGGCGACCCATACATCTATGAATTTACCGGAACGTTTGAGCTTGAGAAGATGGTTTGCAAACAATCCGCTGACATATTATTTATCGTTCAACCGAATCGTGTACCCATAGAGTTTAAACGGTTAGACCATGACGAATGGTCCGCGAACGAAATCTCTTTTACAAGTATGCCCTCTGATTGGAACGCCACGGACGGGTATCCTCAATTTGTAGATTTCTACGAACAAAGGATGGTTTTCGCGTCTACTCTCGAAAGACCGCAAACGGTATGGTTCTCTAAGTCGGGGGACTTTTTCAATTTCGGTGTAAGCTCGCCAATTGTGGCTTCCGATGCTGTTACTCTTACCATGGATAGCGGCACTCAGAACAAGATCCGATGGACGAACACAACTAAGCAACTACTGCTTGGTACTCTCGGGGATGAGTGGTCTATAGCGGGGAGTGGCTACGAGCCTTTGTCGTTTTCATCGAATAGAACGTCCAGGCATACGAATGTCGGAAGTGAGAAGATAAACGCCCTGATGATAAACAACGTAACACTGTTTATCGAAAAACATGGCCGCAGGGTCAATCAATTTGTTTTTGACTTCAACTCTGATACCTACGATACCGTTGACTTGTCGGTACTCGCCCCACATATGACTGATAACAATTCTATCATATCTTGGGCTTATCAACAGTCCCCTTACGGCATAGTATGGTGCATTCGAGACGATGGCGCTATGATCGCCCTGACGTTCAAGAGGGAGCATAAGGTAGCTGGCTGGCACTTCCATGAAACGGACGGAAAGTTCCTCACTGTTGGCTGCACCCCCGGCTCAAGAGAAGACGATATTTGGGTTGTCGTTGAGCGGACGATTGATGATAATGTGGTCTGGTACATTGAGAAAAAGGCACCTGAGTACAAGAGCGATTCTATTCTCGATGCGTACTTTCTTGACAGCCACATAGTATACGATGGTGCATCTGCGACCACGATAACAGGACTCGAACACCTTGAAGGAGAGACAGTTAGCATCCTGGCTAATGGCGGTGTAATGGCTGATAGGGTTGTTGAGCTTGGGGCCATAACTCTTGACTATGCTGTAGAAAAGGCTGTCATCGGATTTAAATACGAATCAATACTCGAACCTACTTTACTCGATATAAACATGATCGACGGAACACGAATCGGGAGGGTCCAACGGATAACGAAAGTTGATGCGTACATCTATAAATCTATTTTGTTTGAGTATGGTCGTTATGATGATTCTGGTAATACTATTGTTACCGAAGAGCTTCCATTTATGTATCCGTCGAATATTACGGGGCAACAAATCCCCCTATTTACTGGGAACAAAGAGTTTGACTTCCCCGAAGGATACGACCCGGAAACTAGGTTACTAGTTAGACAGATCAAGCCGCTACCCCTCACAGTAATAATGCTAACTGATACAGTGGAGACATACGGATAATGAGAGTTTCAGATATCTATTCATCGGCACCAATGCCCGATGTGTCAAATGTCATGGGGATCGTGTTGTGCTCACTGATGGCCGCTGTATTTGTTCTTCATTGGGCACCCGTAGTTATGGCTGTTGTTGCGGCTGCTAGCGCCATATATAGTGGTGTATCAGGGAGTAACGCTGCAAAGAGAAACGCTAATGCTTCGCGAATGGCCGCTGTAGCAACAGCAAGAAGTATATATGAAACAGGCTATTACAACTCACAGGCCATATTAAAGTCTCAATTCTTCAACAATCAATTGTCCGCTAAACTGGTGCAAATGAATGTTGAAAGCAATTGGGATGTAACGATGTATAACGCTGACTTGCGTATGCTTGTTGGTGATTATAACGCAAAGGTAAGAGAGAAAGAGGCTTTCGATATCTGGCAAGCTGCTGAACTTGACGTTACACAAGTTGAGAACGCGGGAGAGCAAGTCAAAGGAAATATCCTGGCATCATACGGGGCTTCCGGCGCTCAGATAAACTCTACTGATTCCGTGGCCGACGCGATGATTGACGCTGAAACTCAGGTTGAGTTTGAGAAGTTTATCATTCGCTATGGTGCAGACATAAGAGCCAACCACGTTAAGAATGAAGCCGCCCGCTCAAGATGGGACGGGTACATGGCGGCTCAACAGTTGATCTATGAGGGCGGAATGTCGAATATAAACGCACTCGTAAATACTGGTGTTCGTATGGTAGGAAGCACCATTCAGAGTAGCATTGACGCAAGCATGGTATACAACAATGCCGTTCGGGGTGCTAACTCTGCATTCTCAGGAGGACAGATTCAAGCGTCACAATATAACGCCCAAGCAAGCCAGCTAATGGCTAGCGGATTTGTTTCTGCTGCTGGTGCTGCGATATCTGCTTACTTGGGCGCTGGTGGAACTGTTGGGGGCGGTGGAACAACGGCACAACCAATAGCAAATGTTAGATCTTCCGGGGCATCATATAATAGCATGTATACCTCTCCTGGCAATACCCAGTATGGGAACTATAGCGCCAGCCTTTATGGTAATGGCTCGCAAAGATCCGCATATACAGCTTCACTCTTTGAAAATTAACAGGTGACAACATGGCAAGCGTACCTGAATTAGAAGGAACGATACTGACTGAAGGGATTGGGACCGGAAGAGGAACACGGTTTGCGACACCTATGGTCAATAGGAAGCTGGAAACTGGTGGCGGGGAGCGTGGTATACAAGGCGGACGCGGAGAACTGTCGGGACGAGCTACCATATCAGTTGATCCATTCGCTGCTGATACGCGCCCAAGAATGCTGAATCCTCTTGAGACAAAGCCTGTTATAACCAATGGCTCTGGACCATCGCCGGAGTCTATCAGGAGCCTCGGTGAGAACATAACAAGAGCGACATTCAGCTACATAGATAAAGTTGATGACCTTAAAGCTGATGAAGCTGTTCTTGCGTACAACGACTTTGCCAGAACGCAATTCTTTGGTGACGATAAGAACGCCGGACTATACGGACTGAAAGGAGAGGCGGCTGTATCATCCAGAGAAGACTACTTTAGCTCTATTGACTCTAAGCTTGCTGAGGTTGCCAAAGGACTCGAACCCCGCGTAAGGCAAAAAGCTCTTGCAAGGCTTGCCGGTATACGTGACACCGCTCTTAATAGGGCGGCAAGCCATATAGCCGGGGAGCAAAAGGAATGGGAAAAACAGGTTCAAATGGCGAAGATTGACGACATCGCCAGAGAGTTAACCTTTGACTATTCTAACGCAGAGGGACTGAAAGATGCCCTGGCTGGGGTATTTGGCCCGAACATTGACGGGGCAAAAGATGCGTGGGACTCTGTTGTTATTCAAGCTCTGCATTCGAACTACATCGAAGCATACAAGTCAACCAAGAAGGACGGACAACCCGGAACAGGGGTTGAAGCCGCTAAGTTGTTTCAGAAAACGGTTGGTGATACCATATCAGTAAAGGCGAAAAATGCAATCGACGAATACATACAGGCGCAAGAGTCCCATGAAGAGACTGCAAAGCGCTCGGCTGAGGCTGACAGCAAACGTCAAAAGAATGAAGCCCTTGATAAGATTTACGATCAAGTTATTGACGCATTTGATGAAGATCCGACCTTGATTCAATCCAAGGCTGACATATACAACGTAGCACCGGCCTTCGCTGAGGATGGACAAGGTAGACACGCTAGGGCACTATGGCGTTATGTAAGTGCGGAACGGAAAAGAAATGCAGGGGAAGGTCTTCAAGAGAAGAGAGAGGATTTCTATGTTGATGTTGTCATTCCAATGCGCGAAAAAGGAGAAGTGTTTCCAGACGAAGCCACCTTCTCAGAAGCCGCCATGGATTATGGGATATCAGATAGAAGGACTTTGCGTCCGATATGGCGCGAAATGAAAGAGCGGCTTACGGAAGACAAGAGAACGCTCAATACACATTACAAGAATACCCTCAAGGGGTTAAAGCAAGAGTTCATGGGGGCCGATATGGATATACCACGGCCTGGACCAAATGCAGACGAGAAAGAGATACGTGCATATGAAAGAGCCGTGTTTCTTGAGTCGGCAAAAGCTCAGACGAAAAAGCAAGAGCCTCAAATACTCAAGGATCTCAAAGGAGAGATAACCGCGATATACCTTGATAAGGACAAAACTCCTGCACAGGCGGCGCTTGATATTGACAAGCATATAGAATCGAGACTGCTTGCAGCGGGAGCGAGTAAAGAGGCTGCAAACATGCACAGCCTCAGAGCGCTTGCGGAGCAGTATCGTTTCCAAACGTATGTTGGAGAATTGCAAGCAAGAGAAACCGAAGACAATAGCGGGGATGTAGTGCAGCCACAACCATTGCCAAGCGACCTTTCTACACTTGAACGCAGTTCACTTGCAAACGGGTATAAGCTTCCGCCATCGGAGAAGTCGAAAAATAAGATAATAGCCGCTGCAAAGAAAGCTGGCATCGAAAACGTTGAGTTTGTCGATAACCTGGAAATCGACGGGGAAGCCTTTACAGGATATGTTGGCCTTGTAAAACAAGCTGATGGATCTTACGCTCAAAAACGATTAGGGATTCGTCCAAAATGAAAGATATAGATGTATTCGCAATTCCTGACAGTATGCCGAATGATGCTGCAACGGCTATACCACATATGCAACCTGAAGAGGCTGACGAGGTTCTGAATAGCTTCAGCGATGACTTTGAAATAGTACCAATTGACAGTGGTGCCCCAACGGATACCGAGCAATTTCAAGCTATGCCAGAGCAACCAGTAGCGGTTACGTCCGCGCCTGATACTGGCCTTGAAAACTTTCGTGATTCATTTGACGCTGCTGTCGCAAAAGAGATCGAGAATACAGAAACGCAACCATTGGCAACTAGTAGCCTAGTTGAGCCGGTTGGACCTATCCCTGAAGACGCGCCAGTAATAACCCATATCAGCGGAGAGAAGACGGTCGAAGAACTGACTAAACTCACCGCTGCAAGGGAGAAGTGGGACTACTTACTTCAAGGTGCTTGGCAAATGTCCGTTACTGGGTCCGTACTTCGCGGAACGTTCGAGATGGAACTTGACAAGAACATGGAGGAAAGCCTTAACTTCAAAGATAAGATGACTCGCTTTGCTTTGTCCATGGGGCCAGACTTATGGCTGTTTGGCTTAGGCGCTGCAATACCAAAAATTGGTAGCGCTGCACTGGCAAGACTTCCGCAAGCCACTAGAAGTCTTCCTATAATTCAGACCCTAGCGAAAGAGGCTGCACCTATAGAAAAGTCAATGGCTTCCTTTGGATTCTTCGAAGGCATCCGTCAGATGTATATGAACAAGCTTAAAGCTCAAGGTGAAGGTGATGGAAAAGCCGACTTTGTAGAGCTTGTTGGTGATGTGTTCATTTCCGCTATAAAGGGATCTGCTACAGGTGCAGCGTTGGGGAAAGGCCACCAAATTCGTAGCTCAATAATGGCCGCTTCTGAGAACGCTCTAGCAGGAACAGCTAAAGCAACAGCAACATTGATCCCTGAAGCGTCTGCTATAGCGCTACTTCAATCACAACTGCATACCCCTGGCGTACTTCCCACACTGGAAGACTTCGCGCTTGCTGCTGGTATGATTTTTGGGTTTGAGAGTTTCGGTCATGTAAGAAGACTTGTTGGTAGCATGAAAAGCGGAGTTGTGCCGCCTGAAGTTCAGCAAGTTATGGACTACTATGTTCGCAATGGTGTTCATCCCGATACTCTCACCCATGATATGCTTTCAAACGTAAGCGTAATGGAAGATGTTTCCAACGTCCTGAACGAGGGGAGGATACGCATATACGAGATCGACGGAGGGGTAAAACCTGAAATCCATCCAATGGTTGATGAAGTACGGAAAGCATATCAGGAGGCAAAGAAACCTGTCATGCCTGAAGCTGAACAACCAACGGGCGAAGCTGCAACAGGTCCAGAGGTATTGGAAGCGAAACCTGCACCTGGAACACCGACCGGAGCGATAACGGCGCAACAGCCTATTCCGCTCCCAAAAGTTCCAGGAATTGAATTTCCTATGCAGTTGTATGCAGGGGAGGTTGTCGATATTATAACACTCCCTGATGGACGAAAAGTCGCTGTACCTACGCATCCAAGCAGAGAGCTTGCTATGTCAGAACATGGCAAGATGGACAGTGCTATGGCTGTCATTCTTGGGAGCGAGATCCTGAAAGGTATAAAGATAAGAGCAGACAGTCCGGAAACCATAAAACGGAACATTGGCAAAGACACTGTACTTGGATATTTTTCTCCCCCTGAGTTAGGAAGTAAACTTGCAGAGGTTGAGTTAGCCAAGAGAATACAGAGCGTGAACCGAGCATATAACAAAGCTGTGCGAACAAATGACGCAACGAGAGAATCCGCGCTGGCACAAGAGCTTTCCGCGCTCAACGAAAAGATGACGGAAGTTCAGCAAGAGGGGCTTAAAAGCCATAGGGCTTCAGTTGTTATAAGCAAGATCCTCGGTCAGGCCACCCCCGGCGCTCAACTTGGAACCATACTGCATGAGATAGGTCATGTTTTATCCTACTCCGTCGATCAGTGGAACCTTGGGAACTCTCCTGGCGTGTCCTCGTTGTTCTTCAGAACGATGTCGGGATATCCACATCTAATGCAGAGCATTATGGACTTTGCGAATGCAAATCATCTTAACTATGCTCAGGTCGAAGCTGAAGCAAAGCTGCTTAGTAGGCTATGGCGCCCTGTATCCGACGCTGCTTTATCTCAAAATCCGGAGTATGCGAACTATAGAAACGCTGGCGCTGAGATAATTGCCGACGTTGTTAGCGTAAGCCTTCACAGGCCAGACATTATCCAACAGTACGCACCCTCGCTTCACAAGGCTATGGAGCATTTCTATGAAGCCCACCCTGAAGCAAAGGCCCGCGTTGATGGCATGAACGAGATGATGCGAACGGGCGATGAGATCAATGCTGTTATCGAGGCTTACAAATCTTCGTTTGCCACTGAAGAACAGATGCTCAGGGCAAAGAGAGACATCGATTCAGTGCAGCTTGCAAGACGTACAACCTCTGGCGTATCGAAGATGTTCGGCATGATGTTCGATACATTTCAGCCGTTGTGGGATGCAGCCAAAATACCTCTTCGCTTGCAGAACATGATTCAGCGATACCAGTTTCGGGCCACGGTAAAGCAGGGATATATATCCCAACTAGACAACCTAGTTACTAAGCCACTGAGGAAGCTCGGGCTTACTAACGAGGAAATCGGGATATTACTTCAGAGTAGGCGTATAGCGCTTGACCCTGATAGGGCGAACATCTTTAACACCCTGGCAACTGATCCGATGAAGGCTGCTGAAGCCTACGATAGACTTGCAGCCAGAGATCCTGCACAGATAAATGCTCTACTTAGCAACTTTCACGAAGTGAGGAAAGCTACCATACTGAAGGAATATGCAAAGTCAGGGTTGTATGGGGATGACTTTCTTGAAACGATAATGGACAACGATGTATACGCAAGATTCTCAAGCCTTGACCATTTTGAGAAGTGGCTTGAAGAGGGGCGTTATAGCTTGTCAGAGAATCGTGGGTCGCAGACATACTCAACAGCCGAAGCGGAAGCGCTCAAGCAAACGGGTATGATTGGACAAATACGTAACCCGTTAAGCGCTACTATAGAGCTTGACTTGTTTATGTATGACGTTCTCTTGCGTGAATCAGCCTTGCGTGGCTTAATAGAACACAGCGTAGACACAGGGGATTTACCTTTTATCCCTGCTGAGTCATTTGCAAGCGTACAAAAGCACACTCCTGCCCTTATGAAAGGCTATTCCGCTGCTGAGTTTAAAACCATAACCATACCTACTAGGGTACTCGATCCAAAAACAGGGAAAACAATAACGGTTCGTAAGGCGTGGAAAGCGCCCGCTGATATACTAGAACCATTTACCGGAAAGCCTTCAGAAGTTCAGGCGTTTATAAGCGACCTTGCTCGATACTCTTTCGGCAAGTTGGCAAAAGAGACACTTACTTCACCGAATAAAGATCGCGGAATGTGGGCGTTTAAATCGGGAGTAAAAGGGATAACCAACGTAAATGATAGCTTCCGGTTCTTAACTATTGTTATAGGTGCGTCGTTCCAGGTTGCTAACTTCTTCTCTTATGACCCGTTGAGAACGCTTCACCATCTTCCTACACCTGAAGGTGAGATTGGATTGCAGAAAGTAACAGTATTCAAGCACTACCCGGAAGCTCTTTATGACTTACTAAAACAGGGGCTTACTGGTAATGTATCCCCAAAAATGCAAAGCTTACTTGATCGTGGGATACTGTCAACCAGACAACGTTTCGTTGAGGACTTTGGCAATACTGATCTGTCGGAACGTCTATTGCACGAATACGGTAGTACAGGGTTCATGTCTAACGTACAGTGGAAAGGTTTGAACTTTCTGAACGCCGTACCAAGAACAATCGGGGAGCTATTACAAGTGACCCTGAATGCAACGGATAATACCGCGAAGTATGCCGCCGATTCCTGGATGACAGAGAAAGCGAACCAAGGAAAGCTTAACCTGATGCCTGGAGAACAGGACGTTATATTGAGGGAGCAGATAGGTTCCCCCGCGTACTCAATAAAGGGATCTGCTTCGTCTCTTGGGAATGCCATATTTCCTTTTATGACTTCTATCTCTATGGCGCTACGTGGGGATTACAGGGCGTTCAAAAGAAACCCAACGTCTTGGGCTATGGGGGCTGCAACATATATGATTCCGACGATAATCCAGGGTCTTATGCTGAATGGATTCTTTGACGGTGACGAACCGCAAGATGGACTTGACTCCGTTATTGACGCTACTGTTCCAAGGGTATCAGCACCACCGCCCAGCTTGATAATGAGAACCCAAACGTCAAGGACTCATAACAGCAACTGGACCTTTCCTGCTGGCATAGATCCGAAGACAGGGGAAGGAACGACTTTCAATGTCCCTATTCCCCAAAACCCAGCTTTAAGGCTTATGCACGTTACCACACTGGCGCTGATAAACGCCATAGCCGAAGGGCTGAGAGATGACCCTGAAGACAAGGAGCTTAGAACAGTCGCGGACCAACTGATAGGGGTAGCCACGAGTACAATGCGATCCGTTGTTGACACTGGCGGCTCGGCCACTCCTAGCTTCACCCCCGCTTTGAGTATACCTGTTGACGCTTACCGTATACTCACACAAGGGAATACTTTTGATGATTTCACCATGAGGATGAAGTATTACAAAGATATTCCTGAAGGAGAGGAAAGACTTGAAGCCGCTGCGAAGTCGGTAATGGAGAACTTGGGTGTTCCGAAAGAGATACGAAATCTTGACGATTTTGGTGGAGCGCTGAGAGCGCTTGTTAACCCCACCCCAGAGGAAACCGAACGAACGTTAACTAGTAGGCTAGTTGATGCTGGTGTAACTGCGCCTTTTGTAGGCGGCGGCTGGAATCGCATAATCAAGAAAGGCAACCAAGGGCTGGCGGAAAGGAACGCAAAAGAGTTGAAGGAGAAAGCAAGAATCTCTGCACTGAAAGCGAACTCTCTTGATAAAGACTTCGAGGCTATTTTAGCGGGGGAGGATGTAGAGCTTGATTCTCTTAAGCACCCTGAACGTGGGCCAATATCAAGGGCCATGATCCTAGCGCATAGAAGGAAGTGGGCCAGGAAAGAAATAGGAAAAGATAATAAATACTTGCAAAACATTTTGGAAAGTGGTACTAATGCGAGTATAGATGCTGCACGGCAAATGGCACCATACTCACCTGAAGCGCGGGAAGCCGTAGAATTTGCGGAAAGTAGGAGGAAAAAATAATGTCTGTAGCAGATATCCCCCCGGTCAAAAAACATGTCTATACTGGCGCTGGCGTGTATGGTGTTGAGTATAAGATACCATCTATATCAAACATCATAGCTACTCTGGTATTCCCTTCCGGTGCTACTCGAATACTGCTGCAACCATCTGAGTATGAGGTAGCACTTATTGACGACGGTGAAAACGGCGCAAATATAACAGTCAAAACAGACGATTATTCAGGCGGCACCTTTGTCCTTGTTAATGAGGCTGGAGAGCTTGTACTACAAGAAGACGGTACTCTCGCCTATAAGGAAGGCCAAGTCCTCGAAGACAGGGCCGCGTCATACATCATAATTGCAAGGAGCCTTGGCTTTACTCAAGACACTGATTGGGTCAATGGCGGCATTCTTGACATGCCTCTTCTTACGCGGTCCTTCGATAAAGTTATTATGCTTTTGCAACAGATGAATGAAGTTGTTCAAGGTGGCTCCATCGCTTCAAACTGGCGTGGCCCTTGGGTTACTGGTGTTCCATACTATGCAAAGGATATTGTTGTTGGGCCTACGGGTAACTGGTACGCTTGCCATATAACTCACCAATCAGGAACCTTCGTGAATGACTTGGCTGCTGGATACTGGGTTATAGCTCTTGACATTGTGAGCATGACCACGTTGATGAATGCCGCTATTGCAGCGAAGGAGGCTGCTATTGCAGCGAGAGACATTGCATTAGCCGCTCAAGCCATAGCAGAGCAAGCCGCCGCTTCCGCTCAAACAGCAATTGACGCAAGCAAAACTGTACTAAGTCAAGACACATCTGTTACTGTCACATCCGATGCCGACTCTATTGATCTGAGTGTTACTCCATATGTTGTGCCGTATGTCAATGGATTGCTTGATAGCATGGGGAAGCCTATGCTTCACATCCAAGAAAGGCAAGCGTACAACATAGAAGGGCCGGCGTTTCTTGGGGATGTATGGAATACTTCAAGATTCAATACGATTCTGACTAATGAAATCGCGGAAGCCACAATTGGTATTGATGGGTTGGGTAAAATAACACTACCCGCCGGAAAGTATTATATGAGAGCAAAAATAATGCTGTATAATAACGCTACGGGAGGATACATACTTGCTCTGCAATCTAACGGAGTCGAAGTACTATACTCTGTTACTGAGTACCATGGACCTGGTGGAGTTGAGATATCAGTAGAAGGAAGATTCCTCCTTTTAAACAAGGGTGATGTATATATCAAATTCCTCGCCGGGGCCGCAAGCACAGCACGTGCTGGAGTTTCAAACGCTGCTGGATCTATACCAGGTATAACAATGAATAGCATATACGCGGATGCACATTTTTGGAAAATTGACGATGCGGTTCAGCATTAACATAACAGGAGAATAAAAACATGAGACGCATAACAACTACGATTTTCATCCTCTTTGCGCTTCTGGCTTGGCATCTGCCAAATACCGCATTCGGCGCTTCAGGTCAAGGGTTCTCGTCCTGGACGAAATACACGGAACCTATAGCTGATGGCGATTACTTTGGTATGACTGATGTAAGCGACACTGCACAGTCAAGCGATGGTACATCGAAAGCCGCTACTGCTTTACAGGTGAAAGTATACCTCGATCAGTACTTCTTGGATGACCAGGACGCAACTGAAGTTTCCGTAACTGCAACAGGCTTTAACGGTATACTTACTACAACGGATGATACTGTTCAAAAAATGGCGCAAAAGCTTGATGATTTAGCGGCTACTCAAATGCCCGTAGATGCTTCTGGTTTCGGTGGCAACTTAGCGCTTACTGATGACACCTTGCAGGAGGTGGCACAAAAGCTGAATGATCTTCCTGGACTTGATAACCCAACCGCTGAAGAGGTTGACGTAAATACAACGGCATTCGGAAATAACTTGTCGGCCTATGATTCGACTGTTCAGAATGCGCTCAACACCATTGACGATCTTGTTATTCCCGTCGATACTGACGATCAGTTAGCCTCGGATGTACCTGTTGAATCTTCAGGATTTAACGGTATGCTTACTACAACGGATGATACTGTTCAAAAGGTGGCACAAAAATTTGATGACCTGTCCATAACGGCGGCGAATACTTCTGTCTCTGCTGCTGGGTTCGATGGCAATCTTACTGTGTCTGATGACACTGTTCAAGAGGTAGCGCAAAAGTTCGATGACATTGCAGTCCCAACTAACTTAACTTCGTTTGTGAATCAAACTAACTGGAGACTATTTTATTCGAATGGCTCTGGCGATGTGACGGAACTTGTTTGGGGAGTTGACGGAACTTATCTCAGGTCGAATGGAACAACTAGCGCACCTACTTTCGATGTTCCTTCTGGATCTGGTGACATGCTGCTTGCTGGTATCCAGGCTGTAACCGGCTTGAAGACTTTCGATCCGAGCAAGGTCGCAATGAAAGGAACAAGCACTGGTGTTACTACGATACAGACCGCTAACACTTCAGCGAACAACTACGGAATAATTCTCCCTGCCGCAAGCGGAACCTTTGCTTTAACGTCTGATGTACCAACCGCTGCAAGCCTTTCTGTTGATGACCTTATCACTCTGTCTGGAGTATCTACGGGGGCCGTTAACCTTGGAGCATTCACAGGTACAACCATTGCGGATAACGTCACAAACAAAGCCGCAATGCAAGCGCTTGAAACAGCCGTTGAGTTGAGGATACTTACTTCAGGGATAGGTAGCACCGTTCAAGCCTATGACGCAGACCTGACCACATATGCTGGTATAACCCCTTCAGCAAATATTCAATCCCTTCTTGGTTCGGCTGATTACTCAACAGCAAGGACCAACCTCGGACTGGCTATTGGTACGAACGTTCAAGCATACGATGCTGACTTAACGACTTGGGCTGGCGTAACGCCTGGAACAGGAGTTGCTACAATGCTCGCTGTCAACCAAGGCTCTGCTGGTAGCGCTGCAAAGATCATTGCCTCTGGAACGTCCGCAATGGGAACCGGCGCTATAGCTTCAGCTACTTGCGCTACTGTTGTGACAACAGCGGCAACAGGTGTTGCTACTACTGACGTTATAAACTGGGGATTCAACGGAGATCCAACAGGCATAACAGGATATGTGCCAAGCACAAACGGTATGCTTACGATCATATCCTACCCTTCCGTGAACAACGTCAACTACAAAGTATGTAATAACACCTCGGCTTCGATAACTCCTGGAGCATTAACACTCAACTGGAAAGTGTTTAGATAATACAAGTTGACAAAGTAGGGCTGTGTGGTACAGTCCTACTTAGTCAATTATTAACTAGTGTACTAGTTAAGGAGGCTTCAAATGAACAGGGCGTTATTGATTTTCTTGTGTGGGCTTATCATGGCTTTATCGGGATGCTCGATGGATGCCGGAAACATGTCAATCATCAAGCCGATAGATGATGACACGATTATTCAACTTGCCGGGACCACAAAGGATGCATCGGTACAGAAAGAGATGGTGTACTATGCAGCAAGGACAGCCAGGGATAAGCTTTATGCATCGATGTATAAGCTTTCCGGGTTCAATGTCGAATTTGAAATGATGGAAGTAAAGCCGGGAGTGTTTGTTCAAACCATGAAGAAGGTTTCATTCAAAGAAGCTCCACGGTTTGAACAGCCAATGCCGGATGGTCCATCGTTTCATCCTATTTGGAAGACTACTGAGAAGTTCATCGATAGGGGCTTCGATGCTTTCGAATGGTGGACAGCAATAACCGGCCTACTGAGTTTCGGCGAGAAGAGTCTTGACCAAGCCTCTACTCAGTACCATGGGGACTACAACCCAAGAACAGCCGAACCTTATATAGTTCGACCGGAAATAATCACAGTACAATAAGGAGGTACTGAAATGTGGGCGAAGATAAAACTTATGCTTGCTGTATTGAAAAAAGGAAAAGAGCTTGCTGATCCGGCGGGGTGGAAGAACACCCAAGTAATGACCAACGTTATAGCTTCCGTTATAACTGCGGCACTGGCGTCCTTTGCTCCAGGCTGGGATTTATCAGAGGGCACAATTCTGCTTGTATCCGGTGTTATCAGCGGGGTGCTGGCGATAATTAATATTTACTTTACTTATGCAACGTCCAAAAAGGTAGGTGTGCAATGAGCAATCTCACATTTGCATTACTGGTTATTTGTGTTATCGCTGTTGGCTTCTTGTCGGGCTTTGGAATAGCTGCACTGTATGGTATGATTTCTTTCGGGATGTAAAACAAGAAAGCGGGGTTCTACTCAAAAGGGAGCTAGACCATGGAAGTACACAACAGGTATGGGGGTAAGGATCGAAACATAACAGACGATGATATTGCCGCAATCGTTATCGCAACAATCGAAGCTTTAAAAACGAAATGCCCTGACTGTCAGTTCGAGGGTATATCGCGTGACGATCTTGTTCATGTGATTGAGTTCGTAAAAGCTTTTATGAATACGATAACAGAAAGCAAATCAGCCGTACTCAAAACACTCATAACGCTTTTGGTAGGTGGGGTTGTAGGTGGGGGTATAAGCCTTATGGCGTATGGGGCTTACACTAAAATCATGGACTGGTTCTTACCGTGAAAAATCCATGCACCATAATGATTACAAAGTGCTGTGTTTGTAATCGTTACAAGGATGAAAAAGGGCACTATAGGGTTTTTCTACCTACGTGCCCTTTTATTGTCATATCCCATGGGTACTGTAAAGAATGCTCTGACGCAGTTCTCCATGAGATAAGATCTCGTCAACTAGGTAAGCTAGTTAACGCACTTCACAAATATTTGGGTCTCCTTTTATCATCCCGATAGAAATCGTGGTTGCCGTTTCTGGCGATGAACACCATACTTCTGGCCCACTTGGGTCGGACAATGTTTGGGTTGAAGTAATGGTCGGCTCCTTTGTATATATTTCCAAGGGATCTTTGCCCTAGGCATATGGCCGCACTGACCATACAACCAAGGAATGCTTCAGGGTTATTTATAGGCTTCTTCAATGGGTCAATTCCGATTGTCCAGGAGAATTGGTCACTCTCGATAATTACTTCCTGAATAGACTTTCCCCGGTTGGCAACTCGATTCATTACCACATGGCACACAGCTATTTGTCCGCCTATCGGCTCCCCTCTTGCTTCGTGGTATGCATTGAGTGACAACCAAAAAAGACTTAAAGCATACAACTTCATATTCCGTTCTCCTCTTCGTATCTTTTTTTCTTTTCCATTATGGACGTACTAAGAACTATCTTGCTGGTATTGAGGCAATCAGCAAGGTTGAAGTACTGTTCATACAGATGAAGCCCGTCGCTAACGGCGTATATGCTTCCGTCCCTGACATCTTTCGTTGACTTGTTTAATGACAGATAGGTAAGTACAAGCTCTTTCAGTAGTTGAAGCCCGCCAAGGTTCTCTGAAAACGCGCCGAACAAATCCCAAGAGCGGAAGTACGCGAACATGTCAAGGTATCTGTCAACGACTTTGAATGAAATGCATCGAAGACATGGTGGATCATCAAGCAAAGAAGACCACTCGTTACCTATATTGATGGTAGCCTGATTGGTGTATCCCCCAGAGCTTCTGAGAAGCTCCAAGATACGGTCCATTTGTGGTGCTATGAACTGGCCGTATGTGTAATCCTCATTTTCTGCTTTCTCTGTTCCGACAATGTAACATATAAAATATTCGCATATCTTATCTTCACTTGTCGGTGCAGGGATTGAGGGAGGAAGGATAGGAGCGAGAGGACGAGAGCCAGGATTAGATATCTCAATTGCAAACATCTTCAGTTGCCTTCTGATCTGACCCATGTATGACCCACCCTCTACGATGTAGTCATGGCCTCTCTGTATACATATGGTCATTGCTGTGCGCCATGCGTCATCAAGACTAAATGCTTTTGTTGCGTTTATGTTCATGCTGTCACCCCATCTTTCTAACTAGTTGTGCTAGTTGTTCTATGTCATATTCAAGCTCTTCGATGATTGTATACAGTTCGCTCTTTTGCCGCTCCAATACATTTACATACTCCAACAAGCTCTGAAGCGCTGGCTTCAATTTATCATTGGCAAGAAAGTTTTCAGCAACAGCCGAACGTATCCCAGCCGTCTTCAGCCGGTCCCTGTATGTAGTACCGATGCTCTTATGAAGAGGCTGAACGATCTTTGCGTTAGCCTTGTCGGTTGTTATACACAGCTCACACTTGGGGCTTGCTGGGTGCTTATCCCTTCCGCAATCAGGGCATTTCAAATCTTGTGCTTTCATCGGTGCCCTCCTAGTGCTTAGTTTTGTCGCCGCCGTTCAAAAGATCCATATTGATATCTCTCATTTGAAGGCCAAGCTTTGCCCGCGTCAATGCTGGTTTTGCTTTTCTAAGAAATGACAGTGCGGCGGCAGTTGTAGCCGTAAGCTCTTCAAAGGACATCATAGAAGGTTCGGCTGATAGTAAGCAGTCAGATAATCTCTTTTTCTTTTTCATTAGAATATTTTCCTTTTGTCTTCTTCAGCTTTTGCTAGCCTAGCTTCTTCAACACGCTGAATTATTTCTGACACTGTGAATGCGTCACAACATTTATCGCATACAATAACCATGCACGGAGACATCCCTATTATGCGCCATCTGTTAGGGTACTCAGAATAGTGAACAGATACCTTATTGTCTCTTATCCTTTTATCCTCTACGATCCCACAAGAGTCACATTCATACATTTCAATCTCTTTGTCCACTGTGACCTGAACAACCTTTGTAATTCTACCCATAACTAGCCTCCTAGTTAACTGATTTTTTCTTCTATGTACTTGACGAGTTCATCAATCAAGCTGTTTTGAGTCTTATCTTTTTTGGCTAACGACTTGAGTATTACCTCGTCGATGGTATTTGTCATGCATATGATATGCTCAATCACATTAAATATTTGTCCAGGCCGGACAAGCCTTGCCAATAGCTGGTCATAGTGGTCAAGATCCCAAGGAATACCGAACCATACAATTACGTTTCCGCCTGACTGTATGTTCAATCCGTGGGATACACTTGCGGGATGAACTATAAGAAGAGGTATCTTTCCGGCGTTCCAATCAGCTATGTATTTATCTGATTGCTTATCCGTTGTGCCTGAGTATATGGCAGGTGGATTGTGAAACCATTCTTTTATTTTTATTACGTCCTCGATGAATTGAACAGCTACTATCATGTTCATTCCTACCGAGCCATCAATTATCTCTCCTAGCGCTTCAAGCTTCTTAACATGAATGGTCATTGTATCACGCCCTTTAGTCAATTCCTTTGGAGCGCCATACATAAAACCTTGAGCGAACTGTCTCAACTTAGCCAAGGAAGATGCAGGGTTATTGCATATTATATCCAGATCCCCTATGCTTATGAGATGATCCCTTTCAAACTTGTCATAACTTTTCTGATCCCAATCATCAAGTTCGCACTTGACAGTGTTCTGAATAAGAGCAGGTAGCTTAACTGACTCGTCATCCTTTATTGTTATAATGATGTCGCTTATCTGTTTTGCTATCCATTCTCTCGTTCCCTGCATTGGTTCGTATCGCTTATATATACCCTCGCCAGCGGGTATAAATTTACAGGACCGAAAAGCCTCATATGATCTAAATAATCTTTCTCCGTTATCGAGCAAATATATCTGTGACCACATGTCAAGTAGGCCATTAGGGGCTGGCTTACCGGACAGAATAACCTTTCGCTTGACGTTGGCGAACATGGCATTACATAACTCCCATCGTTGGGAGCCTTGGTTTTTGAGGAATTTGCTTTCATCGTATACCACCATGTCAAATTTAGGAACTGAGTTAGGATCTTTTATCATCTTTCGGTAAAGCCAAGGGAGGGTACTGTAGCTTAACAAATAGATCTCTGCGTACTTAGCAAGATCCCTCTCCTTATCGTCGTATATAACAGAATATTTCAGATCAGGATACCATTCTTTTATCTGTTGCGGCCATGCTATGCGAGCCACACGCTTAGGCGCTATAACAAGAACCTTTCTTACAGAAAGATAATTCCACATAAGTTCATGTATCGCGTCCAGTGTAGACAAGGTTTTACCAAGCCCCATACTGAAGAATAGTCCACAGCTAGGGGAGGATATAATCTTGTCCTTTCCTCGAAGCTGGTATGGCCGCCTTGCAGCGTTCTCTGTCATGTGGCTATATCCCTACGCACAATTGGTATCGTTTAATACAGGTCATCCTCAAGCGTTTTAGAGGCATACCACCATGTGGCATCTTACAGTCCTCTTCAGCAACTCCCTGTATTCTTCATCTCTATCTAGTACCCACTGAGGAAGTTCGTCCATCTTCTTCATACACGCTTTGCAAACATTCTTGCATTTGTATGTGTCAGTATAGATAGATTTTCTACAGCCACACAACTCACAGTTATCAAACTCTTGTGGCATGCCCGGTCCTCCTAACTAGTGAGCTAGTTACACTAAACCTTTTTGAACTGCCAACCACTCAGGAATTACTATCTCAACTTCAGGGCGCTCACCTTCGAGAATAGGTTCTCCTACATCTTCGCACAATGACAGAGGCACCCATATCGGATTCATACCGTACGTTGATATCAGTATCGCTTTGGGTGATCTGCAATGCATAAACACAGTAAGCTCTACATAGTTCCCGTCAGTTGATTGAAGAAGTTTCATATTACCCACCTTAAAAAGTAGAATGGACCAGGGGAAAGCATATACAGATCGACTATGAACTCAACTTCCGTGAAGTTCGTTATGCACCAACAGTGCATCCACTGTCCGCGTATGTCTTTTGCTTTCCCTTCCTGTTTTGGAGTAAGCCATTTGCCTGGCGCTTTCAACTCAACGAAAAAGATCCAGCCGTTGAGCATTACTAGTCTGTCTGGAACAGACCTGTTATTAGGTGAAACGAATTTCCAGGCAAGCCCGCCTCTTTTGTTCACCCTAGTAACAAGTCTGTTCTCTATGTCAGACTCTTTTGGGTCAAGGATATCAGTTCTCACAGTTCATCATCGAAGGTAGCGTCGTCGTCCTCTGGCGGAATATTACGCGGTGCAACGATACTCGTCTGAACGAATCGATTCCCGGCCCTACGGTCCTTCTCCATTTCTTTTTTTATATCATCGTAATTATTGATTATGAACCATGCTACTGAAGGTAAGGTTGATGACGCTACATTCGTGTTCGATTCAGCCAAGTCAAGAATGGCTCTATACAGCTCCTCTTTAATTGCCGACGCTTCCGAGCCATGACCACAAAGAGTCTTTCCTTTTAACTCTGGGTAGTACATAACTTTACTTGTAACCATTTCGCTTCTCCTTTAGATTAGATAGCCAAATCTGATAGCTACTCGGATAAGTACAATGATGCTGAATACAAGTATACTAATTACTATACCTGTTATAGCCCCATCAACTATTTGATGAAGCACGCTTTTTACCTCCTCAATTTCATCGTTCATGGCTATGCTCCTTAGACTTTTCGATCCTTGCTACCCATGTGTACCGATGATAGTTACCTGAAGATCCCACCCCAGGACATTTTTTGTTGCCTTGCTTGTGACTCTTTAGTGCAAGGTCAGTTCTTCTTTTTTCGATCAACCTGTTGCAATGAGCGCATATAGCTTTCCTGACCCACATAACTAGCCTCCTAGTTAATCTTTTTTATAGCGTTGACTTACATACCCAGACGAATCAAGGGGGAAGCCCTTGGCCCAATCCGGAACCTCAAGTATTATCTTACGAATGTCTTCAGATTTTCTACCAAGAAACTTAGGAAGCATGGTAATTCCTTCATCATGTACTGAACCTATCTGAGGATATCCGGCATCTTCCAGCCGTAGCTGTGCGTTAACAAGTAGGTCACGGCATAAACCTTGGATTGCATTCTGAAAGAACAACGGGCCGGACATATTTCTTTTGGTCCATTGATGTGTAGTTGAATCGATCCAGTAACTTGAAACCATATCAACTAAGTTACCAAAGTTATTATAGTCCTTCTTTATCTCGGCGAAAGGATAGTATATAAACCTGCCAGATGGGAGATACATTCTAAGGAAGTTTCTATACTTCTGAAACACAACCCGTATATTCTTAACAGGTATTACATCCCCCGGTCTATTCATCGCTTCAATAGCAGCAAGCTCGAAGTTCTTCCAGGCTTCAGTTACTTTTGGGCGGGACTTTCTGAATGCGTTAACGTATTGTTTAGCCTCAGCTTCAGTACATTCGAATTTACTTTTCTTTGCTTCTTTTAAAAACACAATGTGGCCGCCAGCATAGCCACAAGCAAGCACACATATCTTACCAGCCATCCGTTCAGGTGAGGGGTTGAGTATGCTATGCATAGGCCGTTTGAACATATCGGCGGCTTGAACTATATAGATGTCGTGCCCCTTTCGGAACATCTCTAATAATTCTTCTTCCCCGCACAGCCAGCAAACACCTCTCGCCTCTACGCCTTTGAAGTCCTCAACGAAAAGCTCATACCCTTCTGGCGCTTTTATTATCGGACGAATAAGCCCTTTTGCTGCTCTCGATATGGGGAAGTACAGCCTCAACTCTTCATAGCTGCATTCATTGAAAAGCTTTAGAACATGCTCAGGATCTTTGTGCTTGAAGCGCGGGAGGTTTTGCGGTTGCAGTCCCATGCCTGAATGCCGCCCTGGTCCTGCCCCATAGTAGCGAAGATTTCCCTTTACGGTGTTATCACTGCAAAGCTGTTGCTTTATCTTAGCAAATTTCCCTACCGCTGACCCACCGCCAAGCTTTCTAAATTCAAGTACTCTTCTAAGGTTTGGGTGTAAATTATGTTTCTCTTTGTCGATGTCGAGTAATTCTTCAACAGCTTCAGCCGATAGACTGGGTATGTCAACCCCATATCTTTTAGCGTATGCTATTATTCGCTCCCCTTGTGTGGGTTTTGTTATCACTCCACCAGTAAGAACGCTAACAAGAGCGCCGTTGTATTCAACATCCTTCTTCAAATGATTTATTATATTTTCAAGACTGCCAACATCTATAGGAAGCCCGCGCTGGTTCATCAACACTACACTTTCCCATATTCGTTGTTCGTTCGCTGTCATAAGCCCAGCAAGATAGTTATGTACCGATCTTTCCGATGTAACATCGCATCTATTATAATGCTTGAAAGTTTTGAACTCCACTTCAAATTTTTTTGGACTTCTAAACATGCCGTTATTGTCTGGTACGCAGAATATTTTTATTAAGGCGTTTCCGGTTTCTAATTTTATGTTACTGCTAACTAGGCGGCTAGTTGTGTATAGATCTTGTGGAAGTCCGGCAACCCCACACTCAGCCATGGTATCACGCCATCTTGATAACTCGGGGCACTTAGGCCAGCCATACCTAGGGGTGAGAACGTTCTTCCAGATTTCTATTTCAAATTGAGCATTGAATGCATGAAATATGGCGTCAGACTCAGCAAGTAATCTCAGGTTATAGTGACACCACCCTTGACTTGTTACTATATCATCTGTATTAACAAGCGGCTGATCGTCAACAAGCCAAGACCAACAGAGAGGACTTGTTGATTTGTCCCTCGCATACTTATATAGACCCTCGGTCTTTAAGTTGACCTTGGATCTAGTTTCGAAGTCTATTGTTACGTCCATTTTCTTTTATCCTGTTAACGCAAAATGCTTCACATTTGATACGTGTGGTCGGGCCTTTCAGTTGAGTACCGTTCGGATATAATATAACAACCCAACTATCTTCCGGGGGTAGTCCTGTTGCTGAGAGTCTTCTTATTACAAACATGGCTTATTTTCACCCCGTACCGCCACTAACTAGTTGTCTAGTTAGTGGCGGGTAATAGGTTAGAACAACTTGGATACGTCAGTGAAGCCGCCACCGCCCTGCACTACACCACCCAAGGCTGCTGCGGCTTCAGCCTCGGTTACTCCGTTTGTGAATCGTTCGCCGGTTCTTGTCTTGCGGATAGCCTTGGGGATGCATGATACGCCCTGGCTCTTGTTGTCGTAGGGTACGAACTCCACTACAACATCCGCGTAGTCACCGGACTGAATGTCCTGCGGGTTTGTGCTGACCGTTCTCTGCTCGGTAAGCATAAGAGGTTTGCCTTTTTCGGGGTCTTGCTTGGCGTTAATGAACCAATTCCCTACGTAGGGTTGCCGTTTGTCTGGCTTCTGTGCCGCATACATATCGCCATCTCGTAAGGGCATCTGAAGATTGGGGGGTTGGTATCCCTTCCACGGTCCTTTGATACCATTGGCGATTGCAGCACCGATTGCATTGTTAATGTCGGTAAGGTTATAGGTTTTTGGGATCAACAGAGTAACAGAATACTTAGGTACTCCATTCAGATCCTTAGCCGGGATGTAGGCGTTCAAGAAAGAAAGACGAACGCCTTGAATGATACATCCATGCGGGGGGAGTCCCGTTACTACGGGCTGTTGTGGTTGCTGGTATATTTGAAACATTTGCTACCTCTTTACATTTTTGTTAGTTGAGTGTTAAAAAAGAATTGAAACATCCATAACGTTAGCCGATGGATCAGGCTCCTCTACGGGTGAGGTATACTCTGACCTTGGGTCGTCCGCTGGTGCGTATTCAGGCTCGCCTATTGGATACTCTATAAGCGCTCTGAATGCGTTCTTTGACACCGTAGGAAGATTGTCCACGTCAATAAGCTTCTCAGCTTGGGCTGGTGATATGAGCTTTTTGGTATACCGCTCGGATTCCTTCAGTTTTTTCCGCTGTAAGTACCCGTCCGCTTTCTCTTCGTCGGCCCACTTACGACGAGTTTCCTTATGAACAAGCTTGAAGTCTGGAATGCTCTCCCCTTTGAGCATCCTTGCCGTTGCTGCGTACTCCGTATTTTTTATTGCTACCTCCATGAAAGGGATAAGTTTTAATGCGTCGGAAAGGTCTTCCGCTGACATACCGTCATAGTCAGGCTGGGGTTGATTTTTCTTAGATGGTGCGGGGATTGAGTCTATCCTATCAAACGCTTGCAGCAACAGGTTTGTCTGTGCCTGGCATCCCGCTTTACCACGTACACAGAATGAGCACTGTTTATCACCTGGAATTAAAGGCGCGTTCGGATTCTTTGTGGCTTCAATAGCCGGAAGCAGAACCTCAGATTTCCACTTCAGAACATCGGCTCCCGTAGTAGTCCATACGTCGATAGGTTTTACCCTTGGCTGAATGATAACGATGTCAACCGTTGCCGCTTCAGCAATCGAAGGGTCCATAGAGGCGTAACACAATCCTTGCTTGTTCTCCCTCGCAAAGACAATCCCCATGCCGAATTTGTAGTCCAGCACAACTAGATGCCTAGTTAACGGGAACCACAAGCTAAGATCCCTAGTCCCAAATATCGTAGGATCTTCCGGTAAAAAGACTTGCTCCTCAAGGGTCATTTCAGGCTGCCCGTGCATAAGCATAAGCCCACCTATATACTGGTCAACCTGCTTTGCCGCTTCAATAACAGCGTCCTTCTGGTATGTCCCCGCCTTGAATGCAGAGTCGGGATCAGTAGCGGCACCGCTGTAATAGCTCTTCATGTGTTCGTGGCATTCAGTTCCGAGCTTTCCATCTTGCGTTTGTATATCGTCTAAACCCTTGCAAGCATTAATCCGGCCAGGGCATAGGATATTAGCTTCAGTTTTCGATGGTGAAAACCAGCTATGTTCGTTTTGTTCCATATCTTCACCTTGGCCGGATACCGGCAGGTTAAGGTTACTGAATCATTCCACCAGAAAGAGCGACAACCTGAGTTTTGAAGTCCTGACGCTTTTCAGGGGGCAACTGCCCGATGGTAGCAACACCCATGCTAGTCAAAATTCCCAGTATCCTTGGCACATCAACACCCGGAAGCTGTGCCTGAATTAGGCGCTGGACAAGCCCTTGAAGGGCGGCGTCAGATACATCGGCTCCAACCTGCTGTTGCGGTGCAGGTGCAGGTTGCTGCATAGCAGGTGCAGGAGGAGGCATAGCAGGTGCAGGTTGCGGCATAGCAGGTGCAGGTTGCGGCATAGCAGGTGCAGGTTGCGGCATAGCAGGTGTGGGGGTAGGTTGCGGCTGTGCATTCGCGCCCCAGATAGCCTGAACAAGCTTGCTTACCTTGTCCACTTCTTCCTTGTTGAAAATGTCAAAAGTAATTTGTGCCATTGTGATACCTCTTTTGTTGTTTTTTACTACGTTACGGCTCCCTCTGAGCCACCAGACATCTCGAACCTTTCTACAATTTATATTCTAAGTATACCATTTTATAGGATGTTTGTCAAGTTGAGTTTTCTGGTATACTTGCGCCGGATACCTTTGCTGTTACGTCCATGCATGTCAAGATGCCAACCACTAAGCGCTTCAAAGGCATGGTGAAACTTGTTGAGCATCCACCCCATAGCATTGTTAGACTCTGGAACAGCTTTAAATGATATCCTAAACTCATGCTCTCCGTAATACTCTGCATCGGAGCATATCTTTGCCCTCTTTGTAACCCCTCTGTTCAATTCGGCCCACTCTGCAAACATTGTCCTTAACTCGGAGGTAGTCAGTATTACAATATTATTCTTTTGCTCCTGAAAGAAACAAAACAAAGCAAGACAGAAATCGCTCCCCGTTACCTGATCTATATATTGGGCCATGTTTCTATTAATAACGGCTTTGGTATCGATCATAGTCACGCCACTAAGAACAGAAGACACCGCTGCAAATACAATATCTCTTTGCGATATCTTTCCGAAATCTTTAGCGGATGCACCGTCAATATATTTCATAACCAACGACGCTATGTGAAGAAGTCCGCCAAACAGAAATGGCTTATCAGCATACCATTCATTTATGAAGTCGCTATTGAACTTAGGAATATCCATGAAATTAATTGTCATCGTTCTGCTAATCAAGTCCGGCCTTGTTATTATCTTGGATAGTCCAGTAAGGATTATAGGACGCTGTATAAACCTATCAAGTTGGGTTTGGGTATACATTATTCGTATGTTGTATTTCATTCCCGTAGACACCTGACATAAGACATCCTGAGTTTGAGGGGATAGCACCCCAACGTTGTCAATTATTGTTATCAGTTGGTCATGGATAAGCGAGAAGAAATTTTCATCCGTCTTACCTGAAAATACGGATCTGCTTGCTCCACTACCTAGCGCCTGGATTGATGGGTCTACTAGATCTTTTGCTAAGTCTGCTCCTGTTGACTTTCCACAGTTATGTGGCCCGATAAACTCTCCTATGTATGCAAGCGGTCTATTCGTCAAGGCCGTAACTAGCCAGCTAGTTAACGCGGTTAAATCGTAACCGTCACAGCGTATAAATTTTGTTATGTTCTCCTTGAAGAAATCAATAAGAAATTCAGGCGTAGGTTTTAGCTCTTTTCCGAATCGAGAATGAAACATGTCGTCGGTAGGCAATATATTACTGGCAACATTGATCCACTTTGGAGTTTCAACGTTTTCATGTATGACAGGCCCAGAACTGGAAAGATGTATTGATCTGTGTATTCCGTCTAACTGATGCCCTGCATTATACCAACAGCCTTTTGCTATGCCATCCCCTAATGGAATAACCCGCTTACCAACAAGCTCTTTCTTGAACTTCACCGCTACACTCATTGGGTTGTATCTATCTGCAAGAAGAACTGATACACATTTTTTGCCAAATTGAATAGATACTGTGTTGTTAGATCTTAGCAGTCCATCTCTATAGAATATATTCGTCACCTCTCCATTTAGTGGTAGTATGTTTCCTTTACCATTCAGCGGAACCATGTAGCTGTTCCCGTCTTGGTCTAATATGAAGTCATATGTGCTTAATATCGGACGTATTAGATCATTCTCTGATTGGCCCTCATGGATAGTTGTACCGCCTATTTCTGCGGGTGTTAATGATGTACCTGTTGACGGCTCCCCTGCCGTCCGTTTCATCAATTCGTTTATTTCAGCTATGGTTATAATACCTTTCAGCTTCTTTCGAAGCTTCATTTTAACCTGTGTCCATACTCCGGGGTATCGCTCCCTTAGCTTCTTGGCTGATGTTATGGCCGGTCTACCTGTTAAAACAGTAAGATCCCCTATACAAGCCAGGTCTGCTGCTGTCATTATCTCCGCTGTTAACTCATCAACCTCTTCCCCGAACTTCTTACCTTGTCTGGTTGCTGATTCAAGGTATTGTCGAAACGTTGATACAGTGTATGTTTGTCTGTCTGCTGCATTGCCGCGTTTGCCATGTGATATAATGGCTTTCCAGGATGCATCAAACATCTCTTGAGCATAGCGGTCAATGTTCTGTATTACTTGGTTCTTACCTACTTCATTGACAAGTTGGGCGGCGGCTCGGAATGCCGGTTCATTTATCCCACGCTCTGTACCGACATATAGCCGAATACTTTCCAACCAGTTTGCGCCAATCTTATCAACTAGTCCGCTAGTTGACCATCCCTTCGGGGTGTTGTTGAATACATCTTGTTGGAACAGTTGTTCAGGTACAATAGCAGAAAGCCCTTGGCTGTATGCAATTCGGGCATGTTCTGGTATAGGATCTGCAAAGTTGATACACTTTGGGGGCGCGATGTAGTCAGGCTGAACAGGGTTATATGGTGCTGGATCAAGAACTTTGGCCCCTTTCAATCTATTATAGGCAATGACGATTGCCCGCATTTCATCAAGAGATTTCTCTTTCTCAAGAACGAAATACACATGACAATTTATTATATCTCTAGTGAATTGACTAGAACTTAGGACAAAGACGAAATCGGAAAAGGCAACAGAACCCCAGCCAAGATATGAAAGGACTTCGCGAATTAATGTTGCGGTGGAATTTGGATCTGAAAGGGACCAATTGGCTTTTGCTGGTAACTCGTTTGGAACCGTAAATTTATCTATATCCAGGTGAACAAACTTGTTAGGTAATTCAGGAAAATTTTCTGCTAGCTTTCTATCCGCCGTTCCTGTTATGCCAATGGCGGGTACTCCGTATATGCGGAACCAACCATCTCTAGCGAAGTTGCGAAATGTCTCTGCAACAATGCTTAGGTTCTCTGAATGGCTGAATGAGACCGATCTAAAATAATATCCAAGATCGAAGCCACTAACTTTAACTATCCCCGATGGCTCAAGCCTAAAGCTCTTAGCTGGTACATAGGTGGGGGACGTGCCATATAGGAACGTAAGATGCATCTTATGCCCTTCTATTGTATAAATAGCAAAATTGCATAGTGCGAATTAAAGTTGAATTATAACATACAATTAGAGATAAAGCAACACCTATTTTTTGTCAACTAGTTAGCTAGTTCGCGCAAAACAGCATAATACTCAGAGTTCTTGAACCTGAGAAATGAGCTGTTGTTTGATCTCATGTCAAGGGTAAAATATAAGTATGTGTGTCTAGTTGCAAAATGAATTGTAGGTATTACTATATGTGGCTTCATGCTCGGAATATCTTCAGGTATGTTAAATGAGAGATAAATGCATGAATCTCTTTCTTTTGGAAAGGGAATAGACTATCAAATGTAAGGTCATAATAAAATATGGTAGCGCGGGGCAATTCAAGCCTACTGCCATCATAAGAAATTGCTGTATCATAGAATTTATGCCTTTTTATGTGTATCGTAGAAAACAAGTCATTAAGCAGATTCGCGTTAATTAAAGTATTCCGTTCTTTATGCATCGTATTAGCTCCTTAACCATAAGCCAAAAACCATAGAAACACCATGCCGCAAACACAACAGAAAGAAGATGCGAGAGGAGCTTTGCTACAACCTCGCCAAAAGTAGCATCCCCGACATGCATATTAGGGTTGTGTCGCATATGCTGAATATTCTGCAAATGATTCTCAATTGCTATGCGTCTTTGCTCTTTCTCTTTTCCCATGTCTATCGGCTCCTGCATCTTCTTTCTCCCTAACTAGTCCGCTAGTTGAAATCAACTGGTAATACTTCACCATATGGCGGGTTGAAATCTCTTTTTCCTCCATAAATACACCACAAGACCGGGTACTCTGGCTCTGGGGCAAAACTGTTACACTCGCCATCGGTAAGATAGACAAGTCCGGCAGGTTGTAACCCTTGCTCTGCTACCCATTCGAAGGGCGGCTCGAAGTCAGTACCGCCACCACCTTTAGGCTTCAATTCGATTACATCCCCTCTTTCGAATTTCTGAACATTTGCAATTCTCGTATCGCACCATAACACGTAAAGAGTTTGGATATTAACACTCTCGAAAGCGCTTATCAAATCGGTGCCGTACTCCTTTAACTCTTTCTCTGATATACTGCATGAAGTATCCCCGACGAATACAAGCGACTCGATCATTTCCCCCCACAGCGAAGGGAATATGAATCCAGTATGAGATAGGCGCGTATTAACTATCCGATAAGAAAAATCGTCTCGAACTGTCACTTGAATGAAGTTAGCCAGGGCGGACTTCCAATCGATACGCGCTTCGAGCAAGGGGGCAAAAAGCTGCTCAAGACTTCCCGGCAACGTTCCAGCCATCTTAGCTACCATCAATCCTTCCGATATCTGCGACTGAATTTCCGCTTCAATCTGCTCTTTCTCAGGGGAACTTTCGGCCCCTTCCGGGATGCTGGGATGATCTTCAATAGAATCAAAGCTTTGCTGTCCGCGTGAAAGTTCCTTAGCTTCCTGTTCCGGCTCCTGAATGAGAATGTCGTATATCTGGTAATCCGTCATATCGTGAAATCTTGTATCGTACAACACTCCCGGAAGAAATTCCACGCCCGGCAACTCTTTCATGTGGTCATTAATCATATAGTCCGTTGCACGTCGCCATGTCTCAAGATCTCTAATACCGCGTCTTACATGGTGGCAAAACATAATGTGATACCATTCATGTAAGACAACAAACATACGCTGTCCGGGTGTAATATGATTTATGAAATCTTCCCGGAATATAATCCGAGTTCCGTCAGTTGCAGCGGGTTTGTCCTTTGGCAGGTTGTTATCAACTTCGAGTTTCAGCCTAAGAATGCCAGGGGCAAAGTATGGGAACTGCGATACCGTTCGAGTCACCGCGTTATCCATTAACTGTAATCCAGTTATCATATCAATCCCCCAACCGACTAACGGTTCTAACTTGTTTTGCGGTAAGTTGCCACAAGACCATGGCCCACAAATACGTAGTGCGTTCTGAGAAACAAAAACAGTCCTTATTGAACATCTGACTATCGAGCCACATTAAATATGTCATTTCGACGCCCCCATATCTTTATGAGTTTTTTCATTCGGTTCTGCCGGTATACCGCGAAGTACAGCTTGAATGTTTCGTTGCTCACACTGTAGCACCAATATCCCTTCATTCTTGATAGATCAATCAAATCCTGTAACCACATTAGGTAAGTCATAACTAGCACCCTAGTTGACATGAGCATGGGCAAGACGCTCGGAATACCGACCATATGCCTCGGTCAATTCGATATTCGGGCAAACTGCTCTAGCGTCATGCATTAGAATGGTTGCATACTGGGGCGGCATACGCTCAGTAAGCATAACAATGTTATCAATGGTATCCAGGCTTGCACGCATAGCAATCGAGGAAGCTATAGCATACATCTCATCCGCTGCACGTGGCGGTACAAAAGTATCAGGATACCTTATAATAGTATCGACATCTTGAAGTCTTCCATGAATCTTTTCGAAGCTGCAATATGGAATACTTGCACCTTCACCAATGGCGGACGCTACTATTCGTTGCCTGATAAGCGGATGGGAATTTCCAAGCTCTTTCAGCAACTTGGAAAGTTTTGCCCAAGTACGCGGTGATGGCGATGCTTCCATGTCGCCATTAGGATTGAAGTCAAGTAGGTGTTTGGAATTAAAACGGACATAGGCGGGAATTGATTCAATGACTCCGTTTGTATAGCAGAACTGGCAGAAATCGTCAACATGCTCTTTCAATTGAAATATCGAAGCGAAGCGGCTCTTAACTGGCTCAAGAATGCCAAGCACGCCTGCTCTATGCTTTCGATCATTGGTTGCAGCGACGAAAGTAACAAGATCAGAGATCTTATGACCGGAAACTTCACGTGCAAGTAATAGCTGCATGTAAGCAGCTTGCACGGCTGGCGATGCCTGACCTAGATCATCGATAAACCAGATTGTAGGCCGGGTTGCATTCATCGCAAAGCGAAGATCGCCATATGGGATGAAATCTGCCCAAACAGCGCCCGAACCATCAGAACTTTGATAACAGTAGGGGAATCCTTTCGCGTCCGTCTGATCGGACGTTACAGGTGTTGAGAGTATCAGGTCATAGTTTAAACCTAACCTGACTTGGTTTATTACATCCGACTTGCCTATTCCTGGCGGACCGACAACAAGACACGGCTCCTTTACCTTGACGCACAACTTGATGAGTTCCACAGCTTCAGGAATACGGAATGCTGGCAGTGCCATAATTTTACCCCTTTAACAGTTGAGATTGATTTATTTAAGCGCTTGACCACACTCAGGGCAATAGTTGAAAGCATTGATCTGCTTGCCTTCGCCAAAAGCTTCGACGTGCGCTTCAAGATGCTTTTTACCGCAAACAAGTCTGGACTCCTCAAACCAGAACCACTCACCATAGGTATGGTCACAGTTTTTTCGTTGCTCATAAATACTGAGCACGTCTTCCATTATCTTTTCGAGTACAGCGGCATCGGACTTGCCAGTGTTATAGGGTCCGGTAACGATAGGCTTATTGTGAAGATCTTCACACAGCTTATCAACTTGCGGTGCAGGCGCGCACAACAATTTGATTCTCTCAATTCTATCCATGGTAATAGCTCCTTTTTTGACGTTAACGGTTTGATTGTTTGCCCGCACAATCTTACCAACTAGTTGTCTAGTTGGTAAGATTAGACTGACCTGCAATCAATTACCCAACAAGGTTCAAAGCTTTCTGGATCTCTTCATCGGCGCAAAGCACGTTGCGGAAGTTGTCATCCATGGCGAGTATACAAGCTTTCGCCAAAGTACAAAGTTGTTCCTGCGTCATGCCGGAAACGTCCATTTGTGCGTTGCTGGTTGCCGTTGTAGTGGTCTTGGTAGTAACGTTGCTAGTCTGTGCGGCAAGTCCAGCGGCTTCAAGTGCGGCTTCCTCAAGACGCTTTCGTTCAAGCTCTTTCTTAGCGGCTTCCCGTTTTTCGATGTTTGCAGGGTTGAGCATGGTAAATCGTTCCGATGCCCGGTTGACCATATGGCCCCAAGAAATCAGATTGTTGTCACGTTCCGTCTGGTACAATTTCTGGTATCCCCATGCCGTTCCGTCTTCTTTTACGGGCCATACCTTTTCAGCTACGAGATCCGCAACAAGATCTTTCACCGACCAGTTGTAACGACCGCCAAGCTCTTTGTATCCGAGTTCGGCATTGCTTTCGGCGGAAAATGCAGCTTTCAGGGCGGTGCTAGCTTTGCCAGATTGGAGAGTCTTAATCATGCTTTCCGGTGCTCCTTTGACTTCGACGGGCGGGAGAAGAGGGGCGGGAGTGTTACGAACTGCATCCCGCTTCGCTTTGGCTTCAGCCTTCTCTGCATCTTTCTTCGCTTTGGCAGCGGCTTTTTCCGCATCTTTGGTGGCTTTGGCATCCGCCTTGACCTTATCGGCAGCGGCTTTTTCCTCTGCTTTCTTTGCAGCAGCAGCGGCTTTTTCTGCGTCTTTGGTGGCTTTTCCGGCATTCTTCGCGGCTTCTTTTTCGGCTTTGGCTTTGGCTTCCGCTTCTTTTTTGATTCTGGCGTTATTTTCCGCCTCAGCTTTCAGGGCGGCGAGTTTGGCTTTTGCTGGGTTCAAGGGTTCAGGGTTTGATACCGTTGCCGGTACAATATTAATGTCAACGTCTGAATCATCATTTGCGGCATTGGTATCGATGTTGGCTCTTTCGGCAGCTATACGTTCATCGACGCTAACGAGTGTAGGGGATTGAGCAGCGGCGGCGAGTGCGGCAGATGGCGGTGCGGGAACGGGAATGGTTGCCGGTTTATTGGTTTCGGTCGTTATGATTGCCATGGTTGTTACTCCTTTAAAAAGGGTTGTGTGGTATGGGGCGGTGCCCGTTAAAAGTTCATTTCCTCGAAATAATCCGTACTTGGAAATTGAATTTTAACATTTTCTTCATCTTCTGTCAACAAAGAATCTGCCGTTTGCGTAGCCTCTTTAATGGCCCGCATAGTATCTTGAATTTCATCGATGAGATCTTGTTGGTCTTTAATCGGTAACAATCCACTACAATCAATTACCCTTCTCTTTCTTAGCTTTGTCATAACTTGTACTCCTTTAACATTTGATTGTTGCCAACTAGACAGCTAGTTGAATTAAATTTTAGTCAAATCATTACGATAACTAAGAAAATCATTTTTAAACGGACAATCTTCAAGCCATTGTTTTTGATTTTCATTTAACGAAGACCAATCTTGTCTAGTCAAATGATATATCATTTGGGAAAACAACCGTGCGTCCCCCTTTATAAGTGTTCCCCCGCATGAAAATGGAATACCCGATGAAAGATCCAAGTTAGCGCCCCGCAAGTCAGCGCCCCGCAAGCTAGCGCCCCGCAAGTCAGCGCCCCGCAAGTCAGCGCCCCGCAAGTTAGCGCCCCACAAGCTAGCATCCTGCAAGTCAGCGCCCCGCAAGTCAGCGCCCTGCAAGCTAGCATCCTGCAAGTTAGCGCCCCGCAAGTCAGCGCCCCGCAAGTCAGCACGCTTTCCGTTTTCAATACCTTTCGTCCAGTTTTCATGCGATTTTAATATTACTGATATATTTTCCATAATCATCCCCTTTTTTGTGTTGTGTTGTCAACTAGTTGACTAGTTGGTGCTACCAGTCGGTGGCTTCATTCGTCCATGACAGATCTTCAATCGGCGCTGTGTGTCGTCGATCAGGGATATGTCGCCTGTCTTCTTTGTTTTCCCATAACATACAAAGTTTCGTCTTACCAAACAGCTCTTCTTGGATTGCAACGACATCCGCCTGAATCTCTTTGTCCGACACGCCGACCGGATATAAAAACTTGCTTATGAATCGTTGCAGACCTGATACTGACCATAACCAATTTGCCAGATTATGGTCAACCCGAATGGCTGTCTCTTCAGATGAGCTACCATTCTTTATCAGTTTAGCCATAACAGCCTGACGTTGCTGCTCATAGGCCGATACTGATACCGCATGACTTATCATACCCTTGATGTGTTTGTATTCGTCAATCTGCAATTCCATGGCTCTAGCTCCTTATGCTGAAGTTGAGATCTGGTCAAGGTCAGCTTCCGTGAATGTGGCATAGTCATACAGACCATGCTTGACTCGTACTTCGACTCTATCCGGGTTGCGCTTCCAGGTTTTAATACTTGTTACCCTGGCGCGCATGGCTGTTTTGCCATCGGCATTCTTTTGGGTTGTGTGGTAGACCATTTGCCCTTTCCTGAGTGCTTTCGCTTCTTGTAATGTCATGGTAGTAACTCCTTGTTTGATGTTTACGATTGAGAGCTATGCAAAATACCTTGTTTCGCCAGTAGTTGAGCCATAATGATTTTTAAATGTCTCCTTTGCTGGTATGCTGGACCACTCCTTAATGATCGCAACGGCATGTTTAGGAAGGATGTCTTGCCAATCTTCCTCTTGCACATAGCGCCCGTCTTCCAGGTCCATTACTTGCTTCTTGCTTCGGAACGTTTTCCTTCGCCCCATCTCTGTTTTTTCAAGAGTTCGAATAGTTCTGAGAGATCCGGCATCGATATACAGCTCATAGGTGTGAGTAGTGACAAGCTTCGCTCTATGGCCCGTTCCCGACAAAGACGTAATGTGATAGACTTGAAGCAATACAGCTTTTTGTGTGGGTTGTGTTGTCATTGCATCGTCTCCTTATTTGTGTTGAGGATTGAGATCCGGGTATCAAACCTATTGATCTGGCTTTGGCTTGCTTCCCATACTCGCCTTGCCTGCTCCATGCTCTCTTGATATTGATCTTGGGTCATGGCCTTAATCAGAAAGAGGCGCTGTATGATCGCCAGGTTGTTCTGATACTGGTCAAGAGCCATTTCATGTAGCTGTGTAGTTGTCATGGTAGCCTCTCCTTGTATTGCTTTGTGGTTGTTGGTGGCTTCCTGGTGTGTCCTGTAGTGGAGTCTCAATAGTAAGTCCGAATAAGAACAATTGCAAGATCAGTCAAGGAATTAATGGTCATTAATGCTTATGATATGTATAAATGAAAATGATGTATATTGTAAATGCATGAATTATCAGTCTATAGATTGTGAATCCATGGGTTGTGAATGTATGGGTTGTGAATCTATAGATTGGTGTAGTGACAGATGGGGTATTTGCTAACTGGGGCGGATAACACCTACTATTTCTTTATTAATATTATATACTTATGTATAGTGTATAGATAGAGTAAAGAAAAGAAAGGATTGAAGAAAAAGAGATATTTCTGTGTTATTTTGACATATGTTGCATTGCAACAAAAATATTTATTTCTAATAAAAACTTTTAAAATGGCAAAAAAATATACACTCTATACACGAAGTATACATTATGCAAGCGATATCAAGAGGTTAAGCCAGTGCTATCCTATGTGCTGACCTCTTATATGTGCGATCTCAAGGACTTACGTAAGATATTGTGTTAGGCATATCCCCAGATCTATATATTAGCAGCTACTATCCTGGTCTACCCTTCTATGGATTCATACCCCATGCATCGACAGTCTATGGATTGTGAGTCTATGGACTGTAGATCTATGGGTTGTGAATGCATGGACTGTGGATCTATGGCTGAAACGGAGGGGGTGGGGGGAAAAACGGGCGCGTCATATATCTATATTAGACCCACACACGAAATTTTATAAAATTTTAGGATGTGTCAAATTAACACAAAAATAACATAGAAATTTTATAAAATTTTAGGCTGCGTCAAATTAGTATAAAAATACCACAAAAATAATATAAAAATTTTCTGGACAAAAAATTAACTACGTGTTAAAATAACACAAAATCAGACCACCTTGGAATATACAATTATGAATGAGAACAGCGTCCCGTCCCCCGCCGAACTAAAAAACCAATTTATCATTCCGTGGAATTTGGCGGATATGATGTCGCCATGGCTTGGCCTATCCACAAGCATGTCCTACCAGATCTTAAGGCAAGGAAGAAAGCCCTCTATACGAACCAAGAATAAGCTCAGGGAGCGGTTAGGCATACCGACTGAAATATGGAATAAAAACATTGACGAACTGGCCGAATATCTATATATTATGTGGTATGAGTCTACTCAGGAGAGGGACCAGCAAGCAACTGGAGAACAACTGCGGAAACTACAAGAACTCTTTTAAGGAGCAAGAACGATGACGATGAAAGCGTTAGTACCAATTATTTTTGTTTTAATAGTCCTGTCAATACTATTAACTAGGTCGCTAGTTAACTCTGGACAGGGGATGGGACCAGGACCGGGGATAGGAATAAGTTACATTGCTCCGGATGCTGTGCTGTTTAATACTGATACCGTAACATTTAATGGCGATGCCGCCGTGACATGGTGAGAACATGAACATGAGACTACTTACTGCTGTATTATTGACCTTGGTGCTTGCTGCTCCCTCATTCGCTGCTGTTGAGCTTGATGCCGATGCGAATGGACTCATTGACATTAGTAAAGGTGGGCTGAACTCAATGCCGACCGCTGATAACCAGATCCTACAGGCGAACGGGGCGAACTCATATGCATGGGTGTCAACCCTGGAAGGGATCATTGACGATACGAAGGGCAACGGGGACACTACTTATATATGGTCGGCTGACAAAGTGTTCGATCAACTGTTTCTGAAAGCACCGCTGGCCGATCCGGTGTTCACTGGGTCAATGGCGGTCCCAGTAGGCACAGGTCCAACGGTGGATGCGAACGGTGAAATGGCTATCGATACAACGGCATCTCAACTTCTGTACTATTCCAGCGCTGAGTACGCGATATCACCGTTTAGGCAGATTGACTTTGCAGTGAAGAACCCTGTCGATGCGGACGACTTCTTCTTGTTCAAAGCTCAAGTTGGCATGACAATAACCGATATTCACGTAATCACCATAGGTGGAACGTCCATATCAGTTGACATCCAGGAGTGTTCGGCTACAGGAACGACATGCACTACTGTTGACGCTGCCATAACCGCTGACTCTGATGGTGCTACCGACGATGGAACGCTGTCCAATCCAAGTATTGACATTGGTGACTGGGTAAAGGTCGTCCTTGGAGCGCCGACCGGAACAGTGACATTCTTATCTGGATCAATATTCTACAAGGAGACACGATTCTAATGAAAACTCTAACACTGTTGGTATCGATACTACTGTTTATGGTAGCACCGTTGCAGTCAGCGGTGCTGGTGGGATTTGGGGAATCTGGAGCGGCACCTATATTCCTTGAGACGTTTGAGGCAACCGGATACGACAATGCTGTGTGGACTGAGACGGGAACGCCTGACGAGGACTACACAACTGGTCCGTTGTGCGGATCTCAATCACTGGATATCAGCTCAACTACTGCTGTTGTTCAATCCTCTGATCTAGGGGAGTATACAGGGATTAAATTTTTAATTAAATTTGGCACTTTAACTAACTCAGCGGATAGTTATCAGTTCGCTATGCGGGATAGCACAGGAACGACGAATCTTGGCCTAATAGCCGTAACCTCTTCCGATTATTTCAAGATCGCGTGTGGTACTGCTAATGTGACTGATAACACCATGCTCCTTTCTGCCACAGCTACGTATATGGTATGGCTTGACTACGTGAAAGGGACGGGTAGCAATGCACAGTTGAGGCTGTATGTGGCTGAAGACGCCAGTGCGGATTGTGTAGAAACAAAACCAGGAACACCGCTATTAACAATAACAACTGGAACATCTACGCTTAACGCCCAAACGATAAGGATACTACAGAGCAATGCTATGTCGTCCCATATTTTATGGGATAATGTGGAGATAACACAATGAGATGGATACTTCCGATTATCGTCTATATATTAGTACTCTCGAATGGATATGCAGCCTGTAACTGCGGGTCAGTCGATCAAGCTAACCCTTGCACTGGACAATCCATATCTGTAACAGTGCTTGCTGATACTCCTAATTTTGGTACTGCTGTTGATAATGTCTATTCTTGGGCGTTCAACTCCGGTGGTGGTGACGCCAGGTGCGGACAATTCTCAAATGGTGATTACTGGGTAGCTCCAGCTTCAGGACAAAGCACCGTGACGATAACCGGGATATCGAGTAGTAGCCATGCATCTTGGATAAGAGCGGACGCGAACCCCACATTGGAGTTGATGGGGTTACTCACAGGAACTGTTGCTTATGGTAATTATAGCGCTACTGAAAATATTATCCCTAACCTTCCAATATCATATAGTGGTATAGATTCAATCGTTGCAGCGATACAGCGTAATGAGGCGGTAGAGGGCGTTTGTGGCACTCAGAACATTGAGGGGCAATGTATTGATTCATACCACGTTGTAACCGTACTTCCAACGGTGCCAGAGAATGCGGGGTCAACTGTTATAAGGCCAAACATTACCGGCGAAACAAAGGTGATGCTGACGTATAGCGATTTCGATTTTACGAGGCTTCCAGTGTATTCTTTCCTTACTGGAACTGATGCCGCTGGACTTGCCAGGATGAAGAAGAGATGGTCACACAGTACAGAGATGTTTGCCCTTTTCAGCGTCAATGACAATAACGGGTACTCTGAAGGAGGGCGTGCGTTCAGGTCGCATGTTTTGATAGATGACTATGGCGCTGGCATGGCATCGACATGGTACAATGACATGCTGATTCTGTTCTCAGATGACCACACAACGGCTGAGAAGATGCCAATATTATCAGCCATGCTTACCTATGGCCTGGATCTATATAAATGCAGGTATGACCCGCCAGCCGGGTACTCTCGATATTGGGGAACAGGAGCTACACAACACCCTGGACGATTTGCACCAACAGCATTCCTTGCCGCATTGATGGTTGACCAGACATATGCCAATAACCTCAAGTTGGTTGCGGGGCACAGCAAAGACCATTTCAGTATGGGGCCACCTGAATTTGCACAGATTCACGATGGACCTAATGGCAGTGTATACGGGGACATACCGAACCTAACAGGGAAATATTTTCAGGGGGCATATTGGAATGATTTGCTTAACTCTAAATGCTGGGATGGGCATCCTGGAACATGCAACGAGGCTCTGGGTGCAAAAACAATGTTTGACCCATATCTCTATATCGATGGCCCACCAAACTATCCCGGCACAAGCTATTTTTACACATCTCTTGGGGTTGACAGATCGTTAGCCGCAATTGGGATACTTATGCCACAAATCGGGGCGATTATCAATTTCACCCCGCTGTATGATTTCGTTTTCCGGGTAGCTGACCATGGCGTTCTTGCCGCCCCCGATCCTTGTGTTACTCCAGATAGCAGAGAAGATCTTGTGAACTGCGATGCGTATAGGAATACAGGTTGCTTATATTACGGAACGACATGGGGGCCGGTTGACGTAAATGACCCGGCGTCCGCATGTATTACGACGCCAACAGAATCATACAACAAGCAGGGTAGATTTGAACTTAGGGATGGGGCACCTGCTAATGGTGGGTATACGACTGCTCAGATAGAAAGCAACTGGACAACGATACGATCAATGTATATCGCGAATATAAGTAAAAGCGCTGACCTGAATGGGGTTGGATCGGTTTTATTGAATGGAGCGGGTAGCTTGACAATTCAGTAGTCAACTAGGTGACTAGTTATGTTAGTAAGAGACGGAGAAGTAACGATTCAATGCCACCTATCGCCGGACGTAATAATGGAGTCCCCCGAATGGGTACGTATGGGAGTCGAACAGTATTTTAATCACTCTGAAATAGTATCGTTCATCAAATCCATACAGACCTTTTATGAGGATGAGCTGGATCATTCCAAAAAGCAAGCAAGAAAGACACTGAATGAGAGCCTTCCAAGATTACTGAGATCGATGCGGATGCCTACGCCTGAAGAGTACGCTAGGGCCATGGGGTTCAGCAACTTCGCGGCTATGCGGAAAGCAATCGAGAATCCAAGCTACAAGGAAGCCTCAAGGCACTATCTTCTTGTAGGATGCTCTATCATTTCTGACATGTTGACAAGAGCTGGTTTATCGGACAGACTTAACTCTAAGTTCGTTCAATTTGTCATGTCGGCTTATCTTGGAGTGAATGAAAAACGAGAGATGATATCGCAATCGGACAACAAAATAACAATCGAGTGGGGATCTACCCCAATGATGCGGAGTATTCAAAACGCTATACCGCTTCCATCCCCTGAACAGCTTGCATTGCTCCCTGTTCAACCCGATACTCTCGATATGGAACTTGACAGACTCGAAAGAGCGCTACCAAACACAATGCAATTACCGGTCTACAAAGCACTCAATCCAGAAACCCCTGAAGGAGAAAACGAGTAATGTCTACCATAATGGGGCTGGTGCCAAGACCGGCACAGATGATAATACTTCGAAGGCTGCTGCTATATCGGTTTGTGGTTGCAGTATGCCATCGTCGTTTAGGCAAAACAAGATTGGCGGTTGATTGGCTGGCCGAAGAGGGCTTGAAGTCACCGCTTGATGACTATAGGGGCTATTACTTTTGTAATACCCAAAAACAAGCTAAAATTGTATCCTGGTCGTACTTCAAGAGGGCGCTTGAACCTCTGCGAAGGTTAGGACTTGTAACATTCAACGAAACTGAGCTACGTGTTGATCTTCCAGGAGATAAGAAGATCTATCTTGGCTCTGCTGAATCGATAGAAAACTATCGTGGTATCTATATTGATCGAATCGTAATGGACGAAATAGCGTCCTGGATAAATGCAGAGTACGCATACGCTGAGGTATTACGACCGGCAATGGCAGACCGCGAAGCACATGCGCTGGTGATTGGTACTGTAAAAGGGCTGAATCAGTTTTATAACTTCTATCAGTATGGAGTATCATACTCCCCCGACCTTGAGGATTGGTGTACTGTTGATTTGAAAGCAAGCATGACAGGCATCATCCCAGAGAAAGAGCTTAAAATGCTCAAAGCTACTATGTCATCTGGCGCGTATGAAAGAGAGTTTGAAAATAACTTCTTTGCAAATGTCCCGGATGTACTCATATCCGCCATAGAAGTATTGGAAGCGATGAAACGAATCGTTGACCCAATGCTTACTGCTCTTTCCCCTGTCACTGTTGGCCTTGACATAGGGTTGTCAAATGATCCTTCCATGATCTGCATAACGCAGGGTCGGCAGGTTCGCCCCTTCATTGAAGTGAAGTCTGAAGGGAACCCGATGGCTACAGCTTCGAAGATCTCAAGAGAACTAAAGATGATAAAACCGCCGCCAACCACTATCTTTGGTGATGCTGGTCAGGGCATGGCTGTTCTTTCAAGGTTACGTGATCTAGGGCATACAAATATAGTCGATGTGTACTTTGGTTCTGCATCGGACTTGGATAACTGCTTTAACAAACGCGCTGCAATGGCATACCGAGTCAAGGAGTATCTGCAAACAGCAAGCTTACCATATGATGAAGAGTTTATGCAGGAGGCGGTAAATCAATACCTGGAGGAAGACCCGAACAGAAAGATACGGCTGATTAAAAAGCGTAAAATTCGTGACATCATCGGTAGAAGTCCTAACAAGATGGACTCTTTGATGTTGGCAATGGCGGAACCGAGCGAACAGCAAGATGATATATATGACACTATTAGAGCAACAGGACTATCGCCTCAACAGTTAATGGCTTATAAAGCGGCTCTTGATTCTATGCGTAATAAACAAGACTCAGAAGGAAATGACTACGATGTATTGGACTTTTTCAATGGGGGAACGCGATGAATATTAAGTTGATAGATATAAAACACATGTATGCATCTGATAGTAAGGTAGCAGAAGGACTGATGAGAGACTATACGCATGAAATCATGTTGGACGGTTTGCTGCATCATGCCTTCTATGACGGATTTGTCCATAATTTCGATACATTGATGAGCTTTTCCCTTGACAAATCCAACATCTTCATGTTAGTGTGGGATAACGACATAAAAAAGGTTGTCGCACATATTTTCTTGAATGGGTTTGAGGCGCTTGTATGCAGAGCGCACTTCTCAGTATTAAGAATCGCACATGGGAGAGAATATTCTGTGAGATTGGGAAAAGAAGTCATATGGAAGATATTCGAATTGAAAAGAGACAACTCGAATATTCCGTTAACTAGGACGCTAGTTGGCCTTACCCCCGTTCAAAATAAAAACGCTTGTAGGTTTGCAAAACTAATAGGCTTCAAGGAAGTTGCGATACTTCCAAAGTCCTGCTATATCTCTTTAACAGGTAGCTTTGAATCCGGTATGCTGTCGGTATTAACCAAGTAATCAGGAGACTATGACATGGGTGGCGGCAAAAAGGGGAATGATGGCAGCAAAGCCCCAAACGTATCTAGTTTTGACAAGGACTATGCCAATCGCTACCCTGATGTAGCGGCTTCCGGCATGAACTCGTATTACCATTTCCTGACATACGGCCAAAATGAGGGCCGCACGTATGGAGAAGCGCCAAAGAGTAGTAGCGCTGGGTTCGAAGCTCCATTCAAGGGCATAATGGATTCTATGGCTAAACAGCAAGCTCAGATGAAAGCTGAAGCTGACGCCGCCAATGCAGCATACGCGGAGCAACAGCGTGTAGCTCAGGGCACAGCGTATCTCGATCAGTTGTTTTCAACAAAACTGGATGCTGCGACAAGAGCCGCGTCTGAAGTTGATAAGCAGATAACAGATGAACTTGCACATGCATCGGTTAAGGGGATCGACTATGCTATTACACCTGAAGAGAAGCAAACACGGATTAATAACATGTTCGGTGATTACTGGTCAGAATCACAGGAAGCGGACTTCTCTACTTATGCAAAGGATTTTGGATCGACACGACATCAATGGAAGCTCGCTACTGTTAGAGGTTCCGGTGCCGGCTCGAGTGGTGCATTAGCCCCTGAAGTTAAGGTTGGGGGCAAAGTTCAAAAAGGTGCTGGAACTGTTCTTACCGGGGATGAAGAAGAGGAAGAACAAGAAAGCACCACATTGTTAGGGGGCTGATATGGGAGGAAAAGGAGGGAGCAACACTGCTCCTGTATATACACCGCCACCGCAAGAGATGAATTTTGAACCCATGATGGCCGCTATGGGTGAAATGATGCTGATGGCTTCCAGTATGAACGCTCCAAAATATGAGCCGCCACCAGCTATCATTGAAGCCCCTACTATCGATTGGACCGCCAAGCAGAAAGAGGTTGCCAGCAAAGCCAATATTGACATAACTGAAGAGATGAAGCGGCGAAGGGGTAGAGCGTCCACCGTGTTAACTAGTCCGCTAGTTAACGAGGAAGATCCTTTGACGGTATTCGCTACAGCGAAGAAGGGGCAATAATGAGCATGAAAGTATCGGAGCTTCGAGCGCTGTGCGCTGAGGTTTTTCAAGAGGCTAAGGATTGGTTCGATGAAGGGAAAGAGATATCCCGATACATTATGCCGAAGAATGGCAGGTTTGATGACTTCACCACCCCCATAAAGAAAAACCAGAACCGCAAAAAATATATCATTAACCCAACTGCAACCGATGCATTTTCTGTTCTTACCAGTGGACTGCATGGCAGGTTGACAGGTCAGAATCGTGCGTGGTGCAGGTTGGAGTTTGCAGACTCTCAAACCAAGAAGAACTCTTTTCTCGGTAACTGGCTGTCCGATGCTCAGAAGCGGCTGCATGGTGCGTGGAATATGTCGAACTTCTACGAGGTAATGCCTATATTGTATAAAGAGTGTTCTGGCTTTGGCACTTGCGCTGTTCACATAGCTGACAGCGATAAGCGAATGTTCAACTTCGACCTTATGACGTTTGGGGAGTACGCATTCGTTCTTAGTCCCGATGGAACAGTGGATAAGTTCTTCAGGAAAATAGAGATGTCGATACGCCAGATGCAGATCCAGTATGGCACTTCAAGGCTTCCTGAGTTTATGCGGGATATCATAAAAAACAAGTCCCCCCTCATTCTGCAAAAGTTCATCGTCATACAATGTGTGTATGTCGAGAACTATCTTGATAAGCCTATCCGGTCGGTACATTTCCTCGAAGGCGGGAGTTCAGCGATAAGAACTGCTGCCGCGTCCGCCGTGAATAATGACCCTGATTCGTCTCTTAGAGTGTCCGGGTATTACGAGTTTCCTGTGCCAGTAGCTCGCTGGGACGTTGTGGGGTCATAGGCCATGGGTATCGGTCTTGGCTCTGATGTCCTGCCGCTTTCAAAGAGGCTTCAGGAAATGGACAAATCTTTTATGATGGCTACTCATAAGGCTGTTGACCCGCCTATGAATATACCGTCAAAAATGCGTGGCAATGTTAATCTTCTTCCAGGTGGAAGGAACTGGACAACCAATCCAGATCATAAAATAGAGCCTATTGAAAATCGTGGGTTCGAGTACATGGGGGTATCCAATGCGTCAGAGCGAGTTGAAAATCATATTAAAAAAATGTGCTATAACGACGTATTTCTTACAGGTATGCGTGATCCTAATGCTTCCCCACTCAAAGCCCGTCAGGTTGACGCTCAAGAAGATGAAGGCGTCATGCGACTTGGGCCGATGATAGGGAGGCTCTATAAAGAGCTTTTGACCCCGATAGTCGGGCGCTGCATGGGAAGCATGTTTAGAAGAGGGCTGCTCCCCCCGATAGATCCTGAGTTGCTTTTGACAACTGGCGGGATAAACGTAATTCTTATCGGCCCGTTGGCTCAACAGCAAAAACTTATCGAGGTTCGTGGTATCCAAAACTTCTTCAGTTTCCTCGGAGGGCTTGTTCCGTTCGATGACTCAGCAAGAGACAAGATCAATATCGACCGTACCATTGATGAGGTTGCCGATATGACAGGCGTACCTAGCGCCATTCTTGCAACTGATGAAGAGTTGAAGGCTGCACGCCAAGCAAGGATGCAAGCTGCAATGGCTCAAAAACAAAAAGAGGATGCTATTCTGAAGCAACAGATGAACAATGAGCAGACATCCGTTCAAGCGTCTTCCGCTAAAGACTACGCTGCTGCTGGCGTAGACATTCAATCCGTCTTAGGGGGCGGCATGTAATGAGAAAGCGAAAGGTTACGGATCGTTCCATTGATGAAACGGCTGCTGTGAATGCGATGCAGGAAAAAATAATCGCGAAGGAGCGATTAATTAAGCTTGCAAATTATGAGAATTTGTTACATAATAACGTAATTGCACAAGACCTATTATGGGACGTTCTGGACATGACCGGATTCAACTCAATACATCATAATCCAGACAACACTTTAATATTAGCGGAGGGAAAACGGCATGTTGGGTACGAGATAATAGACCTACTGAACGAAATCGACCCGATGCTATATCCCACTCTTATAATTCAACGAGGAAAACGCCATGGCTACAGAGAACACGATCCCGATGCCGGACTTGACGATAACGAATCCGAGTCCTGAAGCTGCCGCACCAGTACAGCCTGAAGCTGCCGCACCAGTACAGCCTGAAGCTACCGCACCAGTACAGCCTGAAGCTGCCGCACCTGCTGCACCTACAACCGATGATCCTCTTGGGACCGGGGAGCCAACTAGTCAACCTAGTTGGCTTGATTCTCTGCCAGAAGATTTACGGAAGAATGAGAAGTTGCTTGGGTTTAAGAGCGTAGAAGAGTTAGCGAAGGCTCATGCCGACTCGCAACCCGCCCCTACGATCCCCGAAGCCGACGCTTATAAACTTCCAGAAAGCTTCCCGATTAAAGATATCGGGAAGTGGGCCAACAAGGTCGGGCTGACTCAGCAACAGCTTGAACACATTATCAACCTTGACAACCATCTCAATACGGAGCGAATGAATAGCGTGGATAAGGTATATGCTGCCGGGCTTAACACGCTGTATACTGAATGGGGCGAAGCGAAGACAGAGAATATCAGGCTGGCGAAAGCTGCCCTTTCTCACTTCGACGACACCGGGGAGTTAAAGACTATGCTTAACGCCTCGAAAGCTGGCAACCATCCTGTTGTTGTTAACTTTTTTGCTAAGCTTGGGAAAAAGTTGATGAAAGAGGACTGGTTTGTAGCGAACGGAGGAAACTCCAATAGCGGCACTGAGATTTCGGCGGCTGATACAATTTTTGACGGGAAGTAAACAAAACCTTTAAGGAGAAACCACAATGGCTTTTGATCCCACATCCGGGGCGGAATACCCCAACTTACTGAATCTTGCAAGACGGCAAGACCCGAATGGCAAAATTGCGAAGGTCGTTGAACTGCTCAACAAGACCAACGAAATGCTTGATGACGCCTACTGGGTCGAAGGCAACTTGCCGACCGGACACCGCACAACTGTCCGATCAGACATCCCGCATGGTACATGGCGGAAATTCAACTACGGTGTTAAGCCGATTAAATCCAATACCGCTCAAGTCGATGACGTATGTGGTATGCTCGAAGCCCGCTCTTTGATTGACTGCAAACTCGCTAAACTCAACGGCAATGCCAAAGAGTTTATGCTTTCTGAGTCTATGCCGATCCTTGAAGGTATCAACCAGGATCTCAACTCAACCCTGATCTATGGCGATCTCGTCACCTATCCCGACCGGTTCAACGGCCTCGCTGTTCGGTACGATGTTCTAGGTACTCCGACCGGGAAGCCGACTGCAAACAGTTACCTTAATCAGGTAATCAACATGGCTGGTAGCGGCGACGATCAGACATCTATCTGGCTCATTTGTTGGGGTGCAAACACCGTTCACATGATCTATCCAAAAGGGTCCACTCAGGGCATCGAGTCCCAGGATCTCGGAGAGATTGACGCTTATGACGAGAATGGTGGCGTATACCGCGCATTCGCAAATCGGTTCGCTGTAACTGCCGGTCTGACGGTTCGCGACTGGCGCTATGTAGTCCGTATTGCAAATGTTGACGTTGCTGCCATTGCTGCCGATGCAACTGACGCACTGCTCAAGGCTCTGTATCGCAGTATGATTACGGCTATCAACACAATCCCGATCCTCACCCTCGGAAGGCCGGTATTCTACATGAACCGCGCCGTTAAGAACCTGCTCGATATCGCTGCAACCGATAAGAGCAATGCCGCGCTGAAGACTGACGAGGTTTTCGGTAAACCGCGTACTACCTTTTGGGGTATTCCGCTTAAACAGTCGGATGCATTGCTGCTTACCGAATCCCCGCTGACCTAATAGGCTGTTGGGCTAAAACCATTCAAGGAGACTTACAATGGGTATGTTAGACAAAAAACTTTTATGGCTTGACGCGGCGGCATATAATGCCACCCCCACCCCTATTGATC